CTAACCGCCGCCCGGGGGAGTAGGCCAGTCAATATTTGCTTCACTGCTCACATTAAGCCGGTAGATATCCGCTAAATATTTTTTCCAGTCAGCGAGTTTTCCTTTCTCCTCTTGACTCAGTCCATAAACGTCCTGAACAATTGTCAGCATGCGTATTTCTTCGGCCGCCTTTTCCAGCAGGTCACTCTTTAATGCGAAACGCCTGTCTGCCTCCTTTTTTTCCCGATCAGGAATATCGACCCATTCAGGCATACCGTTTTTTCCTGCACCTCGCATTTTGCCCTCTGGTGGCGGACTGACAAACTGACGCCAGACGTCTTCCGTAACGGGAATAATATCTTCCTGCCAGGTGCCACCTGCCCTGTAAGCCTCTTCATCATCCAGCAAAAAAAATGCATCCACTTTTGCACTGTAACCAAACCTCATGATTAATATCCCATTGCCAGCCAGTAAAACGATGGTTCGCCCTTGCCTGCATGCAAGGTGAATTTTTGGGTGCTTACATTGTCCACGAACGAATTATCTTTACTCTGACCAATTTTACCTGACTGTGTGATTAATACGTTCAGACATTTACTTGGAAATGTGGTGTGAAATCCAATATCACCTGCACCTGAACGATGTCCCCCCTGAATGATGAGGTGACTGACCGGATCTTTCCAAATCAGATAGCCATCTCCCTTCAGCAAAGATGCTGAGCGGTTGATCAGCCATTTCTGCAGACTTCCGCCCCAGGTTTTGCCCTTAATATCACCTTCGGTCATTAATTCTGATTCACCGATCCTCAGCACTTTCTCCGTACTCAGCGAACCTTCGACCGTCAAATCGCCGGTTATTTCGCCTCCGCTGACTGAAATAAACCGTTTGTTAAAATCATTCCAGTCGACTTGCTGCTGGTGATTACACAGAATCCACGCATTCAGCGTCGCATTCCACTCGACTTCGTTTTGCTGACAGATGCTGAGCGTGCCCTTGATGAGTTCTCTGGCGGCGTTGTCATATACGGGATATGCAGGCAAATCGCCAACACGAAGTTTACAGGGTCCTGTGTTGGTCACTGCTGTGCGGAAAAAGAGACGCATACCCTCTGCGAGGGTTGTGACGGGTGGCTGACAGATAAGATGATAGCTGTCGCCTTCGGTTTTAGTTTTGCAATTATTAAGACGTCCCTGCTGCACAGCACTAATGAAGCCGTTTTCCGGAAGAAATGGCGCATTATCAGCCATACGTATTGCTGCGCCTCCTATCGATAGCGCGCCGTTTTCCACGGTGATGACCCATGCTGGCGTATAACCTGGATCTGGTGCCGGGGACCTCTGCTCACCTGTACGGGCAGCAACACCCGCTTTCACTGACAGATGACATTGCCCTGATCTCACTGTGCTTTGTGCGTTGCCGCTGTTATGCGGCCCGCTGTAGGCAATTGCCGGGTCAGTCGCATTGTAATAGGGCAATACTGTCAGGCCTGTATCGATATCTGCGTAAGTCGCCTGAATCAGATAGTTAATGCTGTAGCCCTGCACAGCGGGTGCATCAAGCCTGAACAGGCACCGAGACATATTAAGTCCCTGTTTAAGGAGGGTACTTCCGTTATCAGCAGCCAGTGAGGAATAAGGTGTAGCATCAGAAGGCTGGAGGGAGTAAATCTGCCCTTCGCCAACTTCGACATTCATGGAAGCTGGTACGGTAGGCTTGCAGTTCAGACCATGCAGGCAGGTACCCTCACCCAGAATGGCTGAGGCCAGTTTTGCCAGTCCTGTCATGGCGAATTTATTCGTGTTCAGCAGGTCAGTTTCGAGCGGTATGGCGCCCGGGTATACAATCTGACGATCCATAATGTTACCCATAAAAAAAGCCACCTGCAGGGTGGCCGTCGATTATTAACCTGGGTAGTAATTAATGTATTCTCACCCAGACAAGCGTGCCTTCCGGTTTAACGGATTCTATCGCGGCGTAAATCTGCGCATCGGATACACTGCCGGGGAACATTTCGCGGGAGGCATATAGTGCGTACGATGGGGTATCGTATCCCGCGGTTGAGACGCCATAGCCTGCAATACGGGGAATGCCCTGCCCTCTGGGGCGACTGACGTCGACAAATGCCTGATAAGGCAGGAAGCAGGAACCATATCTGCCGGCTGTGCCATAACCTGTAACCGGTCCGCCGTATGACCCGGTATCCGCAGGACGCGACGGTTCAAATACGACCGGTTTATTCCCGGTCAGCATCTCAATAATGTCGGTTACCGCCTGCCGTGTTCCACGTTCCCGGAACAGACTGAGTCTTATCTGGTGTCTGAACTTCTCATCAGATACACCTGCCTGCCTGATAAGCCGGCCCCCCAGAAAGTCATACGCAACGATATCAAGCCAGCCATCGCAGGCTGAAGAGATTCGCGTCTGCTGACAGGCATAACGATAAAGTGTGTAGCACCAGGATAATGAGGTGGCACAGGCAGACAGCGTGCCTGTCAGAATCCGGCTGTTATCGTTGAACCAGCCTTGCGGCAGCAGCGCATGAAGTCGCATGAGGAAGTCGTTCTGATCGCCTTTCGCCATTCAGCTCACCGTAATATCACCTTTTCGAATCACCTGCGCGGGTGAAGCAGCCAGATCAGCTGTTGCGCCATTGAGGCTGACAGAGGTCACATTCGTCACCAGGGGACTGGCAGCATACGCCACTCTTACAAGCTGGGTATAAGCCAGAAGCTGGCCTAGTTTGAGGCTCTGGATGTAGTCCTTTATTGCGTGTTCAACTAATTCCACAACCTTTGCATGGTCAGCGCCCTCAGCTGAAATAAGAGAAAGAATGACGTTGGCAATAATTTTATCCGGCGAAAAGACACCAAAAGTAATAGTGAATCCGCGAACGGCATCTATTGCCCTGTATGCCCTGTCAATAAGTTCATCGGGTGGATTGCCACTCCCGTCATCGACAATTGCATAGAAATACCCCGGCTTTGGCGTCCCATCCCGGGCCACATTTTCAGTCAGTGTAAAGCTTATCCCGTTCTGCACATTACTGAGCGCAAACGCAATCGCCGCTCTGGTAGCTTTTGATAATGAAGCGATCCACATTATGAATCGCGCGCGGAAGTCGTCATCCGTCTCCGCATCCTTCCCACCGGTAAACGGCTTAGTATTAGTTACCTGATCAACATATAACAATGTGCTGGTAATAATGCTGAGGGTGCCTGCCCGCACATTTCCCCCCGCGCCGGCAATATTTGCCTGTACCGGGAGCTCCAGAGCCTTAACGCCAGCCGCTAAAGTGTATTCTGGCTGACCGGGCTTATCTGCTATGACTGTGAAAGTCTGAGTGCCGTCGATTGTGGTTATTTGCGTACCAACCGGAATTATCGCCTGACATGCTGGCGTAACCCTGGAGAACGTCACTTTTCCGGTGGCCTGCACGGCAGAGCGACGAAAAAAGCCAAAGTCCGCCATCCAGCTATCAAGGTCTTCCCCGGAGCAGGTGGCCGCGCGGGTCCTGACCAGCAGTTTCACGATTAGCTGCTGGATCCACATGGTCACACCCGCATTTGACTCTGCAAGTGAGCGCAGAATACTGCCAATAGAGAAGTCCACCAGCTTAGCTGAACGCGCCTGAATGGACGTGACCTGTTCGCAACAAGTTCAGTGAAGGATTTGACGTTAAGCGATGACATACGCTTACCTCATGACATCGAAGTGAAGAGTTTCAGGCGTGCCGGTTATGGCATCGGTATAGGCGATCGACACGCTGATGCCTCCCTCAATAAGAGCCAGCTTCACGGCAGGGGGAGGATGGCGGGATACAGCATCTTCCAGCAACATCTGACCGCGTATGAGTGCCCTCCACTCACCCGGCTTCAAAGTCTCACCCACTTTCTTTCCCAGCCCGGCACCGTATTCAGGGTGAAAAAGATAGTCACCCGGATTGGTCAGCAGTCGACGAAGAATGCGCTGCTTAGCATGTTCTCCCCCGACGGCGGTGCGTAAGTCACCAGTAGAGGAAGGGCCCAGATCTCCGCCGGTGAAGTGATAGAGGTCGTGCATAATAGATTAGCGTTCCAGACTGCTGTCGATTTGCTGCTTCGGAGGGGCAGTAAAGTTGCCCTGTCCCTTCTCAAGATGAGTATGACCACCATAAACCGAGCGGATACGATGAACGGTGCCATAGCGGCCATTGTTGTCGCGAATGTCCCGGACGACAGTCAGATCCCCTTCCATCCGCACATCACCACCCGTGAAGTGATGTGCCGGTGCATCATAGGTGAGTTTCTCCTTCGCACTCAGCAGGACTTCCCCGCTGTTAAGAAACTTCAGCAATGACCCACTCTGATGCACCAGCCAGAACTCACCGGACGGCGGTCCCGGACAGAGGTCCGTATCGTTGTAAAACTGCCCTTGTGCCATCCCTACGCCCGGCAGACCGGAATCAAATCCCACTTCCGCTACTGCGCCGATCACCGGCCCTGCTGCCAGCCCCCAGCCATTACCCGCCCAAGGCGTACTGAGCGGTATCCAGCCAGTTTCTTCACCGGTTGGCTGCAGCTGGACTTTTACTGCATAACTGACCGGGTCGTAGGCGGTGATAATGCCCTGACGGCCCCCGTTCTTACCCGTAGTGGACTGGCGGGCTGTGGCGGCCATAACATTCAGCAGCGCTCTCACCGTTCGATGTCCAGTGCAGGGCTGTGGTTTTTACCGGAGATGTGCATTCTGTAGCCTGTTTCCCAATTCAGCGTGCGCCGTATACGATCACAGTAATAAACCTGATCAAACGGGCTTTCGGTGCCTTCAATACGTACGGGGGTATCGGGCATGAGCAGATTGTCGCCCGGTACAGAACCGCTGAACGTCATCTCATGCTGAATGATTTGCCTGTGGAGAGACCGGGCCAGCTCATGAGCGGCGGCGGGAGTTAATCCGTTACGTATTACGCGATAGACCTGCTTTTCGGCTATGGCTTTGCCCGGTCGGGCTCCATGGGCCGGTCCTGGATAAGTTGCGATAAACTGCCTGTTTTTCAGCTTTGCATTCCAGCTCAGAACTTCCACCGTTACCCCTTTCGAAATGGTCAGTGCACGTGAAAATGATAGGTCACCGGAGACATTACACCGGGAATACGCCTGCTCATCGGACGGCTGCCAGCGAATGACATAGTCTTCATCCCTCGCACGTGCCCGTTTCGGTTCAAAGTGAAGGTTTTCTCCCTCCACATAAACTGAAAAGTTTTCGATCGCGGCCAGGCTGGTAATGAGATCCCATTCACTCTGCTCGCCGGTCAGATGTGTTGAATCAATCTGATAATATTCGCCCACACGCTGCGTCGTCGCTGTCACGATCGGTTTCAGGCCGTGACGTTGCGCCAGCGTGGAGGCTATTTGTGAGCTGGTGAGGTTTCTAAAGCTCTCGCCGGGTGTCTTCGCATCAATCAGTTTCGCGGTGTAATCGCGCCCTTCTGCTGTGATTTCAAATCGCGCCGGTTCGTAATGCCAGGTATCGATATTGCCGGTAATGTGTTTTTTTTCATCAATGCCTGCCGGGGTCACGATTGAGATAAACAGCTCAACCCTGATGGTGGTCTGCACCGCCCACCAGCAGAGCAGCTGCATGGCGGGCGGCAGCGCTGAAATCGCCAGCGTAAGTTCAAACGTGCCCGCGCCGCGAAGCGCATTACTCTCGATGCTGAATGATACAAATGGCACACTGATGCCGTTTAAAAGACAGCGCCCGCTGACGTGCCGGGCGCTGGATGCAGTTATTGGATGATTAACGTCCATCGCTACACTCCCGGGCTGGCAGGTATCTTCAGCGTGTGAATGCCGCTCAGCTGCGGATCGGACAGGTCATTGGCATCAGCGACGCTGGTCCATAAAGAGGCGTCTCCATACTGCTCTGATGCCACCTGGTAAAGGTTGCCACCCGACAGCGTAATAGCCTTTATTCCAGCGGCAGACTGTCCTGCCTTGACGTTTTTATTTAGTCTTTCCAGCACGTCCTGAAGGCGGTAGAGAGCAGGAATGCGGGTCACGTGATCTGACTGTAGGAGCAGATTACTGACGGTTCTGGAGACGGGATTGCCCGGTACCAGTCCGCCCAGTGAAGTGATGTCACGCGTTGCGGCTTCAAGCAGCGCCAGCTCATGGTGAATGATGTTCCGGGCAGCAATCATCGGCCTGACAACGGCCTGCACCTGCGCGACCGTGGCATGCGCAAAGTCCGTCACCGCTTTAACTGCCTGATGCAGATTGCTGAGGGCCTGCGTGACGGCATCAATGTTGATGATATCTGCAAGGCCCAGCGCCCGCCCCAGATCACTGTCAATCAGCTCCCGCAGTGCACCGGTAAGAGCATCCACTTTCTCCGGCGAACCCTCATTACGGACGACTGCGACTTCGATGGAGTACGGGCGACGCCAGATCAATTCATAGACCGGGTTGAAAGACGTGATTACAACCGTGAACCGATAGTCATCAAGCGTCAGCAAAACCGGGTGCCCGGCGTCCCGCATTCTTTCCAGCGCACCGACGCGTTCACCTGCCTGTGATCCCGTAATGATGCCAGACCAGGTCAGAGGCTCATATTCGGTGCCCAGCACATCAATGACCCGCCTGCCCCCAATCAGCTGATGCTGTACGGTCTTCTGCCTGCCATGAATGGCAACCTGCTCAGGCACTTCAAATTCCATAAACTCGAAGTCGCCGAGCAGCAGACGGGTTACAGTCGGATCGACACCCTGTGCGAACTGTGACAGTGAATTAAGAAATGACATACCGGGTGTGCCTGTCTGAGGGTCCACTGAAAGTAAGGGGAGTAACCTGCAGGCTCAGCTGTGTGCTCTGCAAGGGCCTGGCTCTCGGGGAAGATATCCCCGTACATCCATTCAGCTGGAAAATGACGTGCTTGCTTTAGTGGTTACTGTGTTCTGATTTTCTGCTTATTCAGGACGGCGAGATGTTTCTCGTTCCTGACATCGTTCAGGGCAGTTTTGACAGCGTCTTCCAGGGCCTCATAACTCACCGGGCCCAGCAATGTTTTATCGCCGATCATGGTTGCCGGTGTGCCTGGCAGGTGTAGTACTTTCAGAAATTCTTTGTTCACATCGATGATGTGCTGGGTATCAGGCCGGTACATGCTCAGTTTCATACCGGCGGCTCTGTAAGCTGAATAGATACGCACATCGTCAGCCATGCCCCTGTATGACATCAGCGCATGATGAAACGCATGGAATTTTTCGGGCTGCTCAATCCAGACCGAAAGTGCCCGGCGCGTGACAGCAGTAGATGATTCCGGGCCCCATGAAATCAGCTTGTAGGTGACGGCGATACGGGGATAAGCCTTCAGCAGTTTTTCCAGATTAGCGTCAACCTCTTTGCATTCCAGACAGTCATAGTTAGTGAAACTTACTACTGTCAGTTCCGGATACGCTGCACCCACCCGGGGCGACAGCGGGTCGTTCAGCAGCTTATTGTGAATCAGCACCTCCGTCTGTGGCGAACGCTGAGGCTTTACAGTTTCCACGCTGGCTCTGACCAGCGCAGGGGGTACTTCTGATGATGCCTGCCCTGTGCCCATGAGCATCAGCATTAAAAAATAATCTTCGAGCATATCCCCTACTCCCTGCTGACTTTAAGGCAGCTGCTAAGGCTGAGAATGAGGAAGTAAGCATGCCCGGCGCGACATTCAGAATCCTGAAAACCGGCCGTCCTGAGAGCATCTGTTGCAGATCGGGCAGACAGTGCTGCCAGCCGCATGAAATGAACGAATCAGTATGCCGTCAGGGCAGTGAGAGGCTGCCAGCCTGACCGGGATACACCATCAGCATGGTCGGATCAAAGTTGCTGGTGGACGCAGGCGCTCTGGCGGCCTGTTTACTGATACCGCTCATGACGGTGGCCACCAGGACCTGGCGCCCTTCATGCGTCATGAGAAGGTTAACGGGCTGCAGGGACTGGCCGCCGGTCACAGGCGGTATCGGCGGGTACTGTCCGGTTTTACGATACGTCTGCTCCCGAGCGTGTTGCCGGTCGAAGTCAGCCTGAGAAGGCATCCAGGGCTTGTAGGTGACTCCATTATCCCGCGCATCCTGCCGGGCCAGCCTGTCACGCTCGGCCATTTCTCGGCTCTGCGAGACCGTGCTGCCAGGGTACAGTGCGGCAAGCGTTACGGCTGAGATAATTCCCGGCAGACCGGTAAGCGCGGCGGTGAGACCGGTCAGGCCCGTGGTGGCACTTCTGCCAATCAGCAGGTCAATGCCCCAGCCTGCCAGCTTAAGCGGTGTCAGCAGTGCCCCTGCCGCATGTTTAATTACCCATAAACCGCCACTGATGCCTGCAAGCCCGGTTACGGCCATTGCCGCCTGCCCCGCAAATTTTGCCATCTCAGGATGCCGGTGTGCGATATCTGCCATCTGCTGCAGGGAGTGCGTGAGCGTGTCCAGCCCCTGCGTGAACGTGTCCAGCAGGCCGCCATCTTTCCCTATCACCCGCTGCAGGTTCTGCCATTTCTTGTGAAAGTCGATCGCTTTGCCGTTATAGGTGCCGCCGACCGCGACATAGGCATCATTCAGCCCGCGCGCGATGCCGTACGCGTCGATACGGTGGTGGATGGTTTCAAGCTGTTTGTCGATGAGACTGAACATCTTGCCGCCGGTCCGCCCGAATATCAGGGCGTTCTCACGCTGCTTCTGTTCTTCGGTGTAATGGTGCCTGCGGTAGAGTGGCAGGATGACATTTTCATAGTACTCAACAGGCGACTGGCTGAAGAGCTGCGCGTTGATAAGGGGATTGCCCCGGAAACGCTTCACCCCGCCCAGGCTGTTAAGTTCAATCTTACTGGCATCCCAGATGCCCATCGTCATCAGGTCATGCGTGACCTGATTGGGCAGCTTTATAATCCCGTTTAAACGGTTATAAGCGGTCATCAGCGCATCACCTGCAGCACTGCCCTTCAGTTCACCGATAATCGGCTCCAGCTCAGCAAACAGGGCTTTATTGCTCAGGTTGAAGGCAGAGGTGCCCGCTTTGGCCATAAACTGGCGGTACTGCGTGAAATCGACATTACCACCTGAAGACTGAATGGCGCGAAACGCCGCGTCCATCAGTTCATTAAAGCGCTCCGGGCTTTTCAGACCGCCCGCCGTCTCGGTGAAGCGCAGCATATCCATCTGCTTCGCCGTGGTGGCCTCTCGCTGATGCTCATCCAGCCCGCGTGAGGCGAAGTTGATCCGCGCCAGCACCGGTGCCGCCAGTTTCGCTGCGCGCAGCTGCTCCTCCACGGAACTCCTGCCGGATTCGCTGAAGACACCCTGCGCTTCCACAAGATATTTCAGCATGTCAGTGGCTGAGGAACCACGAACGCGCGTGGTTTCGGCGATGCGCAGCGCTTCTTCAGTTGCCGCCTGACCCATGCCGAACTGCCTGAGTTTCTCCGTCATGGTCTGGTAGCGGGCCGCCTCATCAACGAACCCTTTCAGAAGCCGGAAACCAAAATAGCCGGTGGCCATATTGGTCATACCCTCTGAAAAGGAGCCTCCGCCAGGTGGCCGGCCATTACCGCCGTGACCAGAACCGCCGCCGCCCCAGCCGCCCGGAGGCATGCCATTATGCCAGCCATGCCACCAGCCACTCTGTCCTGAAGGGGAAGGCAGAGCAGGTCTCCCGCCAGGGTTACCATATCCACCGCTGCCGCCTGCAGCTGCGGCACCTGCGGCCAGTACGGGCAGCGTCATTGCTGCACCGTAACTGCCCGCCAGTAGTGGCACGTTACGCGAAACACGGTTCATACGCTGTGTCTGGTCAGCAATGTCGCGGATGGCACCGGCGTACTCGCGTGCGCCGCGTGACGCACCTGAGAACTCATTATTGAGGGAGCGATTAAGTGCCCGCAGCGCGGATGTCGCTTCACGGGCCGCACTCGTCAGTGCTTTGATGTTCCTGGTGATCGCGACAAATTTCTTATTGAGTTCGATCGCATCGCGGCTGACCTGCAGCAGGTTACGCGTAAGTTGGTCGTCCAGCGCCAGCCGTACGGCCACCCGGTAAGCCTGAACATCCATAGAAACCTCATATTACGGGTATAAAAAAACCCACCGACAGGTGGGTTAATGTCAATTGCAATCAATGCATGAAAGCAATCAATTCACGAACAATTCGTATTTGTCATTTGTAAAAAAAGGGTCTTTCCTCATCACCGTCATCACAGTGATTTTCATCCATGGTTTACCATGCTTTCTCGTCAATTCAACACCACATGGTAAATTGATTTTTGTTTTGTTGCATTTCAATACAAAAGTATCACTTGTGGAATAGCCAGACACAGTTTTGGCGTGAGCGCCCTTGAATTTATTGAAGATATCTTCGAGTTCTTTGAGAGATATTGCGGGGTTGTTCCTCGGGTCATTTACTCTATCGAAAGAGAAGTGTCCCGAAAACGTCAACTCTATGCACTCTGTCTCAAGGCTATCATTTATTATCGCCTCAAGATCGTCCAAACCTTGACGCGTTATTGTCATATATAGTCTGCCGTTACGCGCTCTAACTTCTCGTTTAACTCTTCGTCAGAGTAAGCGTTCACTGTACCAATGAGCTTGCTTTCGCCAATCGTACCGACACGCACATCAAATTCTTGATTATCAAAACTGTCAACAATCACACACTTATCACTTTCTTTGAAAAAGAAAGAGGCATAGTTCTGCTTAATCTGCATGTTAAATTTTGTCATGATTGTTCTCCTTAGCCGAGACTATTGGAGCCTGCGTTAGCTTTAACTTTAGGTGAAACATTCGCCAATGTTATTCATCATAGAGCAAAATCCGCTCTTTTTTTGGATGATTGATGACAAAACTTGATTGTATCAACTCATGGCGCGTTCTGTGTTGCTCAAGAAAACCACAAAACATACTTCCTCAGCAACTCCCTTTTGTCACTATATCGGCAATTTTCAGTGTAACCTTAACCTCATAACCCCTCAGGACACTTTAAAACCACAAGAAATCACCCTTCCTACAGACTCCATCAGCGGATCAATCTTCCGCACATATGCCGGCCCGATGAAAGGTCGTGGGGGTATGTGTGCAGTACCCACTTCCTGCCACAGCCCGATTTCACTCTTGGTGCCTATGATGGCTGCCAGCCCCACTACTTCACTCCCGATTGAGTCTCTCAGCTCACCAGAACGAAGCAGCGGCTCATCTTCGCTGTAACCCTGGCGAACACGATCGGCTTTGGTCGATTCGGCCAGCGGTGCCCAGGCATTAAAGGGCCCATAAGCAGGCTGGTACACGCCAATCTCTTCCTTCGCCGTTTCCTCAATCTCTTTCACGAAGACGCGGAAACTGGCCTCCAGCCCGGTGGCGATCGAGGCTGAGGCAGACGACATCTCGCACGCAAATTGCTCAAGGTCCACTACTTACCCTCCTCCCACTTTCGTATGCTCCAGTTGTATGTGCCACCCTCGAGCTCGCCGATGACCACACCCATGGCAATCCGCTCATGGGGCATCAGCGCTGTCAGGCCCGGGAAAATCACGCTGAACGGAACCCCGGCTTTCATCAGCCAGCACTGGTTTATAAACCCGGGGTTCTGCGCTAGTTTTTTGCGGCGGTCGCCGTGGCCTCATCATCCTCGTCTTTCGCCCTGGCGCGCAGGCTGGCACTTATCGCTTTAAGCCCGCTTTTGCCCAGGATAGCGAGCATGCCTTCAATCTGCTTCGGGTTCTGTGGTAACGGATATTCCTCGCCGTCAATGTCAGCCACAGCAGCCGCCGGAAAGGCGTACATGTTCATGTACATCACGTTGATGGCCATCTCAGGACCGACAGCAACCGTCAGGCGGGATTCCTGCACCGGATCGAGCTCACGCAGGGTGATGACGCGCCCGCTGGCATCACGGACCTGGTCTGATTTAACCGGCGATTCTGCCACGGCGGACGGGGTTTCATGCACTCTGACCTGCACCATTGTTTATTCCTCAGTTCACTTTTTTACGGCGGTTCGCCGTCCATGACAGGGTCTGGTTCACTGTCTTCTCGCCCTGCTTGTTACCGGCATCGGTGAGGTGAAACGACACGCCCTCATAGCGGTATACGCTGATGGTGCCGTTTGCCTCGGTGATGGTTTCGGTGATGGTGCCGCGGGGCTGATCGATGCCGTTGTAGTAGTTGTCTTCCCACCGGGCCCAGAAGTCGTCGAGCGTGGCATCCATGCGTTCAGCGGAGATGGTCCCATTCCAGCCGACGGGGATCTGCAGTTCGTCAGTAATGCCATTGAGCGGCGTGATTTTATGGGTTGAGACCTGCGGTTTTGAGTCAAAGCTTATGATTTTGGGAATACGCAGTTTTCCCGTCGGCGTGTTGATATCGACAGCAATATCACGCCCGACGGTATAGCCAAGGGTTGGCATGGTTTATCTCCGGGGTAATGAGTCAGTCAGTGTTCAGCGAGATAAGCTGTCTGAGACGGAAATGGACACGCTGCCTCCCCCTTCGAGGTTCACCAGGAAGTAGCGCACCACATTGAGATATTTCACCTGCACATCGGCTGTCATATAGCCCAGCGCCACACGCGCATCCGGGTTGTTGGCCGCATCGAGGCGCACAGCAAAGGCCGGTCCGCCATTCGGATCGCCAATCATCTTCAGCGTCTCCAGATTCGACAGGAAAGACTCCAGCGTGCTTCTGGTTTCACGGCGCAGGTCCGTGGTCTGGTTGTCACCCACGACACTGCCGAACCCCGCCGCAATGGTCAGCGACAGGAAATTGGTCATGCGGGTGTAGGTGTCATCGTTCTGAGTCGGATTTGATGAGGTATTGCGCCCCGAGCGCATGCCGAAGTAACTGCCGCCCGGGCAGGGACTGGTGATGACATCGAGGCGTGCTGAGTTGATGGCCCCGATTTCCGGTACGGAGTAAGGACGCCCTGCCAGCTGCCGCTCGGTGGCGATGATGCCGGGGATGCGTTTGTTGAGCGTGGAGATATGTGGTGACCGGGAGGCAATATTGGCCGCTTCAAACGTGGCGGGCGCAATCATTCGGTTTATACCGTTTGCCGTATCCTTCCAGTAGGGCCAGTCACCCACGAGCAGCTTGAAATGCCAGTCATCCACGCCAGAGCTGTTGAGTGCTTCGGACACCGCCCTGCATCCGGCGGAGGCCGGGCCCTGGGCAATGGCATAGGCACCTTCGGAGCGCGCAAACGCCGCCATGGCGGGCCAGCAGGTTTTATCGGTCACATCGGTAAGATTGATGACCTGCGAATTTGTGCCACGCAGGGCATACATGCCTTTCCGGGGAGCATCAGTGCCATCCTTGCCCAGGAGCGTGGTATCCGTGATGCCGGTCGCGCCGTCGGTGCCGCCGCTGAGTGTGACCTCTTTCACCGCGGCCTGCGCTGGCGCTTCAGATGCGGTGACCTTCGCGCGCACCAGCTGGCTGGGACCACGGATATTCATCTGGCCATGATTTACCGCATCCGCCATGGCTTTCCAGAGCGCTTCCCCTTCACCCTGCAGGTTATCGAAAACTTCCGCACTCACACCCGGCAGACTGACCGTGAGCTTGCGTGTATTCACGGCGGTGCCCGGGCTGATGCCTGCGCTGATATGATTACCGCGCGTGCCGCTGTAGAGTGCGGTCAGCAGCAGGCCTGATTTGCTGGCATTTTCACAGAGCCGCCCACTGGCAGCCTTGTCCTGACCGTTTGTCACGCGAACACAGTTCAGGTTTGCGGCACCGAGCTGAAGTGAAATCGCCGCCGCCGTGGCAAGGTCATACTGACGGACTTTGGGGATGCCAAGAAAAAATGCCATATCGTTATCTGACGTGATACGAAAAGCGCTGTTTACCGGCCCCCAGCTGGCAACACCCACCAGCCCCAGCCCGTCGGTGGGCACACCGTTAATATAGCGGGCTTGGGGCGGAACAACCTGAACGTAAAGGTCCGGTGCCGTGAGTGCAGACGTGTTGAGGTCGCCGGTTGAATAAATCGGCATGAGAGAGACTCCGTAAACTTGAGCGGATGCTGAAAAAAGGTTAGCGGGCGGTGTGCTGACCATTCAGTGTGACAATGGTCCGGCTCACCTCTGGTGCGCTGACAGTCCGGGTGGTGGCGTAATTCACGCTGAAAATCAGGTCGCGCCGGTAGACATGCCAGTTCACTGACCTGTCCGAATCAAACTGCCGGTCATAAAGGAGCTGCGCGGGCGCACCGTCGTCAAGGTCGATATGGCACTGTTCAGAGAGTGCCGCATCAATGGCACTGCCGATGCGGTCTCTGAGCCCGGGCGCAGGTGCCCAGACAGTGATCTGGAAATCCTTTATCTGCCTGCGCAGTTCCCTGACAGCCGTTCCCGCAGTCGTGACGGAGAGACTGAGTTGTGTCACCAGCATGAGGCAGAGACTGCTGCCGATAGTGAATGACCTGGGCAGTCTCACAGAAAGAGCAGAAAGCGCCTTTTCCGCTGTGGTGCCCGCCCGGAAGTGGAAAGTGAACAATTTACCGTTAAGGGCTATCTGCACGTTAGTCAGTGCGGATGCCACACCGGCAACACCTATCGTGGTGCCGTTCACTGTAAAGACCAGCGTAGGTTTGCCTTTCGCCAGAGTGAGGTAAGGCCTGCCGAGCGCAGTACTGACTTTACGCTCTGCCGGCAGCGGCCAGACGGAGATATGCACGCCTCCCTTGTCGATATCCTGCTGCAGTGTGCCCGGCACCGGCCAGCCCGGATAAATTTTTACGGAGGTATTTACGATGCCCGGTAACTGGCTGCCGCCCGGATAAACTATGTCTGCAACACGCCGGGCAAGGTAACGGGCCACATCATCGGCGCTGGCCATGTTACACCGTCACCTGAAGCGCCGTCAGCCGCCAGCCCATGTCGGTCAGCTCCGTGCCGCTGATGATATAGCGCTGCCCGGCTTCATTAGTCACAAAATCCCCGGTCTGAAGTGACACGCCTTTAAACGCGGGCATCAGCATAATGTGCCATGCACTGCGCATCTCGCCCGGCAATTTCAGCGGGCTGTGCTCACCGCTACGGCTGAGCAGAATACTGGCAGGCCAGCCTGACATAATAAGCGTCTCACTGGCGGCTGTAGTGCCACTGTAATCCTTCAGCCCGGTATCGTTACCCGCCTGTACGGTGCGCCGGATGCTCACAAGCCGCTCAGTCCTGACACAAAGAATGGGCTGCAACAACGGCATGGCTGCCACGTAAAAGGTCCCCCCGGTGGACACCAGGATATCGCCCGCCTCAAACCCCGCAGCATCAAAAATGCCAATCCAGGTGGCCTGTCCGAAGCGCGCCGACCGGATATAGCTGTTACCGGCGGCGAATGAGGCCGACAGCTCCCGCAGCGGCTGCGCGTCCAGCGGATTGAACGGTGATACTGCCCGGTAATGACGGGCCATACCGCCCAGACGCTTTGCAGCCTTTCCGTTTCCCTGGTTTACCTTCGCGGCCAGCTGACGTGCATCCATGTCAGCACCTGGTCACAGGTGTGGTGCCATTGCCCAGCGACGGGCCCGGTGGGATACCGAGGAGTCCGCAGAGCTGGCGCCGCCACTGATTGTAGAGACGCGTGCGGTCTGATACTTCTGACCGGTTGCGCTGCCAGACAGCCGCTTTATCCGTATCCAGATTGTCTGCAGCGCGGGTAATGCCACTTTCCAGACCGGCCAGCGTCACCAGATAGTTCGCCACAATCGCCTCTTCCTCAGCCCTCAGCGAGGTCAGCCGGTGCGCCAGCGTCTGGTACCGGCCTGCCGTAACCTGCGCGTAAGCCGCATCACTGCGATCATTGGGCAACGTATCACCCAGCATGGGATAGCCCATGTAGCGGCGTGCGTCGGCCAGCTGCTGGGGTGTCAGCATGTATGACCTCATCTGAAAGGATTTTGTCTGAAATGTCTGAGCTGGACTAACCGAGCAGCAGGGCGCTGTGTTCCGGTTTGATGTTCTGACAGCCCCAGGCCGCGGCGATTTCGTAGCGCACACGGCGATACTGTTTGTACATGGAAACTTCAAACGACATGTTAGTGCGCGGGTCGGTGATCATGATGCGGTCATCCGCCATGTCACCTTCTTCAGGCAGCGCGGGTGCACGGGTGGCCAGGATGATGGCTGAACGGCTGAACGCAAAGTTGGCAGTAAATTCACTGACCACCTCCAGTTTGGTTCCCGCCTTAACATCTTCCATCAGCCCGGGCTGATGAATGTCGATGGAGTTAAAACTCTTAGCGGCAACCATATATTTGTGCTTTCCAATAATGACAAAGCCCCCTTCTTTAACGAAGTCAGGCACGCTCGATTTGCTATTCTCGTTGTCAGTGGGCTGAATTTTTACATACAGGCTTCCTGCAGCGAAATCTTCAGCAACAGTGAAGGTTCTTTCCTTTAGTGGCTTTTCACCCGACTCACTTTTAACCAGAGCAACGCCAGCTGATTCACGCAGGGTGAAGCCATGCAGTTCCAGAAGTGTGCCCTGAGAACGCAGCGCAGTGGTACCGGCTTCATTGGCTTTGGTGAGCTGCGCCATGGTGCGCAGTGCGGCACCGGCTGTGGTGTCAATAACGCACTGCAGATCGCTCAGTGGTGCGCCATTGTCAGTGAGGATTTTACGCACCTGGGCCGTGTCAGTGAGTGTATCTTTGAACGGTGTTTTTCCTGCCTCACCGGCGGCGCGTGATGCGCGGCGGAACAGCTGCCCCAGGTCAGATTCAATTTCATTGACCAGTGTGCGCATCGCCTGAGTGACCTGGTCTCGGCGGATACCGTGATAACCCGGGCCGGACTTAATGCCCTTCTGCTGTTCGCCTTCCCAGCGGAACGGCACCATGCGCGATTTCGTTATGGCCAGCGGCACATTTCCGATATCCTGGTCACCGTCATCCGGCGGCAGCTGACCGGGCTTAACATCTTCAGCGTCTGAAGCCGGCGTCACAGGGATACGAATCGGCTGATTCAGCGCTGCACGCTCTGCCGTGGCGTCCAGTGTGACAGAGGGAATGAAACCGCAGAGTTCACGCGAGACTATATCCAGCGACTGGTACAGGTCGGGAATGAGTTGAGTCAGGGTATTAGACATGCAAGGCTATCCTGTTAATCGGTAATCTGTACACCCGCACAGGCGCGTTCGCTCTGCTCCTGAGGGCTGAGTGATTCGAACTGTGCACGGGTAAGTGTGTTTGAGCTGCTGTTGCCATTTCCGCCGGAGGAGCCGCCGCCTGATGCGCCGGTGCCTTTGAGGATCTGCTCTTTATACGGATAGTGCTCAACGAGAATGCTCAGCGCTTCATCAAATCCCGCCGCTTCACCGGGTCTGACCGCACTGAAGATTTTATTTCCGTCACGATCAAACGCCGTGACAGCGTCCCCCACAACCTGGAAATTGCCGCCAAAACGGGCTTCAACCAGGTCAGCCGGAATGCTCATCTTCTCGGCGATGAATTTTGAACGGGCAAAACTGCCGCCAATTTTCTCCGCCGTAAGCTTCTGGCTCAGGTCATCGCGTTCTTTCACGATGGGCGCATACTTCTCTTCCAGTGCGCGGACAGCTTCAGTGCGGACCTTTTCGACTTCACCGGCATCCACCAGCGTCTTGTCTTCCAGGTTCTTCATGGTCTCCAGTGCTGCCATTGCAGCAGCCGGATCATCGATTCCTTCGAAAGTCTTCAGCAGCGTTTCCGCACTCTCCGCGCGCTCACGGTGTGACTTTGCCTCACCGTTGAGACGCGAGATGGTCTGCAGGGTGCCGGGAGCATCAAATGCCAGCTCTTTGCCGTCCTCCTGCACGTACACGGGTTTGCCATCGTTTACGACCACATGGCCGTTCTCATCAAGTTTCAGTTTCATCAGGGTCATCCAACCAGGTAAGAGCCATCCGGCCCGTGGCGCCGCGCTGCATCCGCAGCGGCCGGCAATAAAAAAAGGCCCCCTGCATCTGCACGGGCCCGGAGAGCGTTAAACCGGCGGTGTGGTAACCGGCCTAACTGGCAAAGGTGGTGGCATGGCGCGTATCCGCGCCTGCTCTTCCGACCAGCGGAGCTCGCTGTTGATGAGGCCGCGGCGCTGTATCTCATTGAACAGCGTCTCGTCTGACAGCGCCCGCGTTTTATACATGTCCACCAGGAAGTCAGCTGACGCGTCAGCCAGGGTAGTGGCACCAAAATCGCTGAAGATGGTGACGTGTCCGCCTTCGGGCTCCCCCGTCCACTCTGCCAGGTACCGCAGAGCAAGCCGCGCTGCATCGGTGAGGTCGCAGACCATGCGCTGCAGGGCGCTGGTGCTCGCCTCGTTGTCGGTCAGCGTTTGCACCACGGTGCGGTGGCCGGGTTTTACCACCAGCAGTTCTGCCCCCACCTGGCGCATCTTTTCCTCAAGGTCGAGGATGTCTGTGCGACCAGCTTCGATAGCTTTCCCGCTGTGCTCGACATAGCGCAGGTCCGCCTCATCTTCGTCCGACATGATTGCCGATGCCGCACCCACTGAAATGGGACCATCACCGAGCTTTTTGCCGAACAGCACCGGTACGCGGGCGACATGCAGGATGGTCTGCTGATCACTGCGGGACTGCCAGTGTTCGACGTTGAGCCAGGCCAGTTCAGCCAGCGGCGGCCGGCCGTTCATAAAGCCGCGTTTGTCGCCGTAGACCGGGACGAAAGTGATTTTCTTCAGGCTGGTGGTGCCTTCGTCATGCAGCTGCCATGACAGTACACCGGTTATGGCATCAGGCTTTTCGCGGTAAACCCGCCAGCGGCCGGGATTCAGTACCCTGACCTGCTCAATGTTTTTCACGACAAACTCATTCTGCGGGTCACGCTCACTGATCGTTTCGACAAAGCGCAGCAGCGTAAAGGTCTCCTGCCCGTTGACCCGTTCTGAGTCGTAGTCCAGCAGGCTGGTGGCATTCACCCTGACGAAATATGGACGTAGTCCGCGCTGGCGCTCTTCAGCCAGAGAGAGCTTTTTATCCGCAGGTGCATGTTCGACAAGGATGCCGCAGAGTCCGTAGGCCATCGCTTCTTCAAAGGTGTCAGCCAGAAAGGAGTGCAGATTGGTGCCCTGCAGGTCCACGTCCCCGAACATCTCACGTATGCGTGCAGGCACAGCTTCTTCATTCCAGGTGACCGGACGGGAGAAAGGTTTACCACTCAGCACCTCGACCGTCCTGGAAAACGCCGGGAACAGCGTCGCCACCGAAAGCCGGTTCTGATAGAACCCCTCTTCTTCGTTAGGCCATCTGGGCAGGTACGTCTTGCCCGCAGCACGCATTGCTGCCGTGCCGCCCAGCAGTGCAGTAATCATTGGCCAGCATCCGGCCATCGACTCGATTTTTGGCGATCGCTTGCGGACATCGTTGCTCATGATGAAGTTCAGTTATGCTGAAAAGGGACGCACTGTCGTGCCTTTCGGCTGGAACAGTTCGGTAATGGCCCAGACCAGCGCATCCAGGCGGTCAGGTGATTTCTTCGCGGCAGCGGGCACATATTCCAGCAGCTGGTTCTCGAGCTGATAGAGGTTGCCGCGGTGAGCAACCCGCCCCTGTTCATAAAGCGCAGAGATGGGCTCAGCCCGGGCAAACTTGCCCCTGCTGGCATGGACGCGGACGATGCGCCCGCGAAAGCCCGCATTGCGCAGGGTATCTTCGGCCATATCACCGCCCTGGTTGGTTTCAATAACGATGGCTTCAGCGTGGTGCTCCTCATAAGCCCTGATAGCGCGCTTCGCCCAGCCGTTGGGCGAGTATTTCCCGGAGTAATCCGCGTCAGCAGAGAACAGCCGGTCATTGCCGCGCCCGTAACTGCTAGCAACGACAATACCGGTTTCGTCACTCTCTTCGCTGTTCGTCGCCTGCGGGTCGATGGCAACGACCGTCCGCGACGGCTGCAGGGTGATATCCAGCGCACGCGCACAGGACACCATCGCTTCGGTCCAGAGTGCCCCGTCAGCATTAAACCGGCGGGGCCGCTGCATGTACTGCGCTTCCGCGGTACGCCGGTGTGAAAACAGAGAGACGCGATGCGATTCGTTGTGCTTGTACGGCCAGAGCCAGCCGTCAGGCAGACCATGTTCGATGGGGATTGCGTGCGAGTTTTCCGGGTACACCAGCGAATACGGTTCGCTGTGATCAATCAGCACCGGCAGGTTCAGGTGGTGCCACTGTTCGCCACTGCCACCGCGCAGCAGGTATCCGCTCAGGTCGTGGAAGTGAATGCGCTGCATGATGACCACGATGGGCGTAGTCTCAATAGCCAGACGGGAACGGATGGTTTCGTTGAAGCGGGTGTTGACGCCGTTACGTATCGTTTCGCTGTAGGCGTCGTCAGGTTTGACCGGGTCGTCAATGATCAGACTGCCCTGCCACCCCGGCTCCATATGTCCGGCACGAAAGCCGGTAACCTGCCCCGCAGCGGACGAGGCATACACACCGCCGCCGTATCCGGTCCACCACATGGCTTTACTGTCGGCATCATCGCGCAGCGCCATCGGCCACATGGCCTGAAAGGCAGCAGACTTCACGATGCTGCGCGTGGTCGATGAGTTCAGTAACGCCAGGTTGTGGGAATAGGACAGGTGCATGAAGCGGGCACGGCGGTTTAACGCCAGCCCGCGGCCCATCATATTGATGGTGGCCAGTTCCGTTTTAGTGTAGCCCGGGGGCACATTGATGATGAGTCGCCGGATGTCGCCATAAATCACCCGGTCCAGCGTCTGTTGAATCACCTTATGGTGGGGCGCGACAATCATTCTGCTACCGGTGCGCTGCTTAAAGAAGTAACGTGTAAAATAAAGCCCGTCCTCTTCACACTCTATACGGCGCGCAGCGGTCTTGAAGTCAGCAGTCGTCATCCTCCAGCATTTCCCGGCGCGCCTGCCGGTATTCCTCGCGTGAAAGCAGCGCAACCTCAAGCGGGCCGCCGTCTTTGCCTGTCAGTGATGTCGCGGCCTGCTCGCGGAACGCCTGCACTGAAATGTGTTTGCCGAGCAGCTCCAGATTCCTGACTTTATCTGGCCACTTAATCTTTTTCAGGTTGCCGACCATCTCGCGTTCTTCGCCCCGTCCTTCGAACATCTCAGCCAGATCGAATCCGCTCAGGTACCGACGCCACGAGGCGGGCCATTGCGACACAGGCTTGATGCTCATGTCATCTGCCATGATGTCGAGCACGTCCATCTGGTCTATTTCAATCAGACGGCGCAACACATAATCTGCGTTTACCTCTACCCTTTCATTGCGCTCTGATTTAAGATCGATGATGCGTTGCGCAACATCAGGTTTTGACAGGTTTTCAGACCCCATGCGGTTTGCTGTCTTAGGACTGTATCCTGCCCTGATAGCTGCCTGTGAGGCGTTCAGATCAATCAGGTACTCCCGACAGAACATCTCTTGTTTGTCGGTTAACGACATAATCTATCTACTCAAATTAAGGATGAATACTTTGAACCTACAATCAGCATGGAGTTTCATTAAAACATTAATTTTCATAATAGGATTAGGGTCGATAGTTTATTATATTTACAGCTATTTCAATCACTTGAATGATGTAATAGTCGAGCAAGCAAAGTGTTATGATCAGTTGACGGCGGATTCTTGCTTGAAGCCCATTCAAAAGGCTATGGATGCTGCAAATGACGGCACAAAGCTAATATTTAAAGTTAATAAGCCAACGGCTAAATAGCTAAAGCTGACCTTGATGAAATCACTGATAGTAACTCAGGCACCCTATCAGTGATTAATCAAATATTTTTCGCTGCCAACCTTCATGCGGCCTGTAAGGCCAGAAATCATTCATCACCGACAGGTTTATTTCTTTCTTACTTTCATCCTTATTGCTTTCACGGCATCTCATCATCTGTGCATTTTTTTTCATATCACCAAACATATCGGCAACGGATGCCCACGTAGAGGATAGATGAACGTATTTCCTCATTATGTCATCAATATTCTGTTCATCCAGCGATGTTGATTTACCTTCGAGAGCATCCAGTGCCGCAGAAAGAACGCGCTCGCAATATGCAACAAGGTCATCAGGAATAATACGTTCAAATTTCTTATAATCCTGACTAAAGATACAACCACATTTTTCCGCTACTTTCACCATGGCGATAAAGGCAATAAACTGCAGATGACCAAAAACTTCGCGTTCATTAGTAGCGGTATAATGAAACCATTTATTGCCTCGATAGGTTATGCGCCCAGTAAGTGCTCGCCATTTATGAGTACCAAGTGTGGCAAAGAGTTCTTTCTCAACCCATCCATAGGCCCAGTCAAATGGAGCTATATATCGGTTCGAAACGACTTTACGCTCTTCTTCAAGGAGTGGGTATCCACCTCCGACATCCGAATGTGCCCCCGCGATTGTCAGTTCGGGATAATGACCGCCGAGGCTATGTAACGGAAAATTATAACGGAACTCATGCCATGCATTAAACTGGAATGCATGCAGGGCGGCCCCTGCAGGCACGTTGACTTTGAGGCTGCGCGTGTAGCCTGTATCATGCGAGTCGTTATAAAATGCCTTACTGTCCATGAAGGCACCTACCGTATCAAATAACCCTAGAAAATTCACGACTGGTGTGCCCGACAATGCATAACCGTTTTTATTCAAGACATTGCGGATTGAATCAATCACAGAAACATCACTTTCATAGATAAGGTTAGTCAAATGACGAGCCAGTACTGCTCCCCGGCTAAAGCCGAAAATATCAAATTCGATATTGATCTCCTGACACGCAGCATTATTCTGCGACAATATATCTCCCAGCGCTGAAGCCACTCTCTTCTGGCATAACTGCAGTTTTGAATCGGGGCCGTATCCTTTGCACCCCCAGTAATCTTCATCACCCGTCACAAGAGAATAGATGCTGTCCGGTTCATTGTTTAGTGTACCAATGCCTTCGATATATACTTTACCAGTAATACGTTCGCCCCCCTCGGACTCCGGGTTCCCGTAGTATGTGAATAACCTGTAAATGTTGGAGACCTTGAACATTTCTTCATGCGAGCCATCGAAGGCCGTGCCGTTTTTACCGGTGCCATCAAAAAAAATGCCAATGCGAACTACGCATTTTTCAAATGCGTCGTTTAAAGAGGGAGTCATTGTTATAAACCTGATTTGATAGATGAGAAAACTAAAGCCGGCACTCCTGTAACCGGATTATTTTTTCAGATTTGTATTAGCTGCACGTATCTGGTCAATCTTGCGTATGGACGCTTTATCTTTATTGCAGTTTTGCAATGCCGTCAGCAGACGTTCATTCAGCTCCAGGCTGTCTCCCCAAGTCAACGGGTCAGGAATCAAAGGCACAGCGCAGTCAGCCAGCAGACTCACCGGTATCGAAACTGGCGGAACCGGTACGTACTTTGTCCCGGTGCGCACGCAACTGGTCAGCAGCAGGACGAGGCACATGTTCAGTGGCACAGCTGTTACCCTTGACCAGTTTGCGAATAACCACCACTCTGCGTTCGCTCTCTGCATTACTGACCTGATTCGCATTGTGGGTTGCCTGTGCAATGTCGCCGAAGAGTACTGTTACCCTGAGGAGGTTATTCGCGAGCATCTCTGCTGAGGCTTTTTCCTGCGCCAGCTGCCTGTTCTGCTGGGTGAGCAGCGCTTTTGATAAAGACTGAAGCCTCAGGATGACGCTCAGCGCCATGACCAGCAGAAACAGACCCGCGATGGTAATAGCACCCCACTTAACGCGGCTTAAGGTCATCACTGCTCTCCGCCAGGCAAAGTGCACGTTCAGTCTCGCGACGCTTCATCAGCCCTCTCCATCTCCTGCCACCGGCAAAGACCCAGCGGCGCATTTCACTGCACGCCCCCGTCCTGTCGCCTGCGTTGAGTTTTTTCAGAAGAGAAGACCGGGAAAACGCGTCAGTGCCTGTGTTATAGGCAAAGCTGTAAAGTCCGGCGCGCTGGTAATCGCTGAGGGGGACCCTGACCAGGCCGTCTACTTCTGCCTGAACAGCCTTCAGGTCAGCACGCAGAACCGCGTCACATTCCCGGTCGGTATAGGTTTTGTTTCTGACAATGTCGGGGCCGGTGTGACCATCGCAGACCGTGAGCACACCGGCAACATCCGGATAAGGAACGTAACGACGCCCTTCCAGACCATCCGGACCGCCCAGCAGTATCATTGCCAGAGTCAGCGCCCCTCCACCAGCTGCAGCCAGAAGTCTGTTACGCAGCACGACGGAGATGGCCATGAATTATTTCGCCTTGTCCCGACAGGCGCAGCGCAGTGCCCTGATTTCTGCCAGTGTTGCCTTGCGCCTGTAATACGCGTTGATGATGCAGGTGATGGTCGCGAGGCTTATGCCGGCCAGAACGCCGACGGCGCTCCATTCTTCCGGGCTGAAATAGGTCAGGATACCGTGGATAATTTCGCCCGCGGATACACCGTATGCGATGCCAGTTGTAAGTTTGCTCATCAGGAGTTGCCGCGCAGAAAGGGAGAAAGAGAGCCGGAGCCGGTGGATGAGCATGATAAGCTGACGGCATCCGGCCATAAAAAAGCCCTGACTAAAATGTCAGGGCTGAAAAGAAATCTCTCGAGGGTCATTTACCCATCGTTAGGGCCAATCTAACACAAAAAATGGAAAAGTAAATAGCGAGCGATAACATCGCTATTATAATTATCGCTCGCTATTTAGTAATGTGTATTAGCTGCTTTTCCGCCCAGGCTTCTTCCCGGTGCAGCTCGGCGACTAGGAACGCCAGCAGTTGCTTCACGCTTTTGTTCCACGTATCAGTCGTAATGGCCTGCGTGACCTGACAGACTGCACGGTACACAACAGCAGAAGGGATACGCTCATAGCCCCGCCCCGAGCACCGCTTACAGGGCTGATAAACCGGTACGCCCTGAAACCGTGTCATCATCCGGTTAACCGACTCCCCGCGGCCTTTGCAGTCCTTACAGGCGGCACGCGTGAAGCCTTTACCCTGACACTTAGTGCAGTGCTTAGCTTTTCTGAATCCGGTGCCCTGACACTGATGACAGGGCACCTCTGTTGCCGCACTGCGGGCATAGTCGAGAAACGCATAGCCAGCGATGACTGCAACGATCGCTTCTCGCTCAGCTTGAGGTAATTTGCGCAGGGCGGGATAACGCACTGACTCTCTGATGCCGGCTGCAGTAAGAAGCCGCACAGCACGCTGTTTGTCCTGCTGACTGAGCTCCATTTTGCCGCAGAAAGCGGAGTAGCCCAGAGGGGCACGCCGGATAACAAAGCCCAGAGCGGTCATGACATCTTTTCCAGTCATGTTATCTGGCGCATGCGTCGCACGTGAGGACACCGCACAAAAGACGTTGGGACGTGGGGAATGGTACTTCACTACACTTTCAAGCTTCAT